ATGGCGGATATTATACTGGTGATACAGGATTAACAGCAGGTTCCAGCAACACAGGAGGAGGCGGCGGCGGCGGAAGTTATACATCATCACCTGGCGCTAATGGTGGTTCGGGTGTTGTTATTATTTCATATCCTGGATCTGTACAACAAATGGCCGGGGGACAAGTTGTCATCGCCGGCGGCAATGTCATACACATATTCACCAGCACAGGATTCCTAACACCGTTGAAATTCAGCAGTGGTAGTTTGAGATTTAAGAAAAGTGCAAGTTCTTTCTTAACTAAAACATTTACCGCCAATGGAAGCCAAACAACAGCAACTTTAAGTGCTTGGGTAAAACGTGGAACTATAGGATCTGAATCTCGAATATATATTGGCGATTCATCTGGATCAGGTAATATATTTTGGTTATTTTTTAACTCATCTGATCAATTGGTAATTTATACCAATGGTACTGGTGTTGGATTAACTACTAATGCTGTATACAAAGATCCTAGTGCATGGTATCACATTGTTGTTGCAATAGATACAACGCAGGCAACTACGTCAAACAATATTAAGTTATATGTAAATGGTGCTCAAGTAACTTCATTCTCAGGAACTACAACATATTATTCACAAAACACGCAAATAAAAATTAATTATTCAGGCTATACAAACTATATTGGAATGAATAATTCCAATACGTTTGATGGACAAATGGCAGAAATTAATTGGATTGATGGTCAGCAACTAACACCAACAAGTTTTGGCTCATACAATTCATACGGTCAGTGGCAACCTATTACATATAGTGGTGCATACGGAACGAATGGTTTCTACCTGCCTTTCAACAAAGGTTCGCTGAACTATGCTGGATACTTTAATGGTTCAAATCAAAGTTTGACCATTGCAAATAATTCTGCGTTTAATTTAACTACAGGAAATTGGACTATTGAAGGATGGTTTAATACATCAACACCCGGTGCCTCGGCAGCAACAAACACTCTCTTTTGTGTAGGCAATCCAATTCAAATTTATGCCCAAAGCAATACTGTTGCTATGTATGTTTCATCTACAAATGGTGGTGCTTATTTTATTAATCCTGCATCGGGTCCTGCAAATTCAGTGATTGCCAACGTATGGAATCATTTTGCTTGTGTAAAAAATGGAAACAATTATACAACTTATGTAAACGGCATAGCTGGAGTTACTGTTACATCTGCAACCGCTCCAGCTGTATCAACCGGAGCAAATGGTATTGGTTATTACCCTCCGAGTAATAATGTATTCTTTTCTGGATTTATATCAAACATCAGAGTTGTAAATGGAACCGCTGTTTATAACAGCAATTTTATTCCTCAAACTACTCCATTGACTGCAATATCTAATACTGTATTATTAACGCTACAAAATTCTACCATAGTTGATAACAGCGCAAATGCTTTCAGTATTACTAACAATGGTTCTACTACAATTAGTCAACAATATCCATTCTCAACGGGAGTGTTTAACGATCAAGGCCCGGCTGGTAACAACTGGACACCTAATAATATATCTGTTGGTACAACGTCAACTGCTACTGCTTACACACTAGATTTAATGAACGATACACCAACGCTGACAAATTCTACAGCCAGTAATTATTGTGTGTTTAACCCAAATGCTACTTCCTCAGTTTTTACATATACAAATGGCAATTTAAGTGTTGCGTGTAATGGTTCAGCCGGGTCGGCTGCAATTGGTAGTATGTCAGTAAATTCTGGTAAATGGTATTGGGAAATGACATTAACTGCAACTTACGCATATGCTGGTGCGGCAACTATGGAATCAAGAAGTTCAGTTTCATATTTAGGCCAAGTATCAGGACAATTTATATACAATGTTGGAATACCATCATCATCTTATATTGATGGAACTATTTATAACTATTCAACTGCATCAGCTTGTAACGTAGGTGATGTTATTGGTGTTGCATTAGACTTTACTGCAAATACAGTAACTTTTTATCGAAATGGTACAAGTCAAGGTATATTTGGTTCTAATTTTATATCTGGGCGTGCATGGACTCCGGCTTTCCAAGTTAATGGAGCATCGTCAGCAACTTTTAACTTTGGTCAGCAACCATTCCAATATACTCCTCCCTCAGGATACCTAGCATTGAACACCTACAACTTACCTGCTCCTACTATACCCAATGGTCGTTTGTATATGGATGCTACAACATATACAGGTAATGGTGCGTCAACAGCATCGATCTACAATGCCGCTACATTCCAACCTGATTTTATTTGGATAAAAAATAGAAGTAGCGCATATGGCCCTCTATTATATAATTCGATTGTCGGCGCAGGCACAGGTTCGACTAACACTGCATTATCTTCAGCTGGTAACGGCAGTGAATCTGGAGGAAATGCCGGATCGACTTATGGTTACCTTAGTAGTTTTAATAGTAATGGGTTTACAGCAACCAAAGGTTCCGATGCAACAAGTTATACAAATGGTTCTGGTCAAACTTATGTTGCATGGCAATGGCAAGCAGGAGCTGGTACAACATCGACCAATACCGCCGGTACTATTACATCAACAGTAAGTGCTAATACATCTTCTGGATTTAGTATTGTAGCTTATAACGGCAATGGCACTACCAATACTGTTGGTCACGGTTTAGGTCTTACTCCGGCATTTATAATTGCCAAGACAAGAAGTACAACTGGTGATTGGCTAGTTTATCATCAATCTCTAGGAAGTAATTATTACCTTTATTTAGATAACACCACTGCAATATCTAGTTCAACTCCAGGTTATTGGGGTACACCTTCAACAACAACATTTGGAGTTCTTGGAGGAGGCTATGGTAATAATATCAGTGGCGCTACAATGATTGCGTACGTTTGGGCACCAATACCAGGATTTAGTGCATTTGGTAGTTACACAGGAAATGGTAGCGCAACAGGTCCATTTGTGTATACCGGATTTAGGCCTAAGTTTTTAATGATAAAACGCACAGATGCAATATCATCTTGGAGTATGATTGACAGTTCTAGAACTCAGTATAATCCAGTTGGAGAATTTATTAATGCTGATACTACTGGTGCAGGCAGTGTATATTCTGGACTAAATTTTCTTTCTAATGGATTTGCTAATATATGGTCTGATGTATCAACTAATGCAAGTGGTGGAACCTATATCTATATGGCCTTTGCAGAGAATCCATTCAAATACAGTAATGCAAGATAAAGAATATACATTATGAGTTTCCCATCATCCCCCAGTAACGGTCAAACAGCAGTTGTAAATGGTCAAACGTATCAATACAACAGCTCTAGTAACTCTTGGAGCCGTGTTAGTGTAGTTACGCAGGGTACCACAGTTACCACAGTAGTATCAGTATCTAGCACAGCATCAGCAACCAGTACAAGTACAGGTGCTTTGATTGTTGCCGGGGGAGCTGGGATTGCGGGTAATCTGTATGTCGGTAATACTATCTATAGTAATGGATATGCTATTAGCACTGGAACAATATCGAGTAATAATATACCGGTAATGCTGAATCCTTCTACATCAACTTTTTATCAAGGCATAGCCACAACTTTTACAATTACCAATTACGACTATTTTACCACATATTCTACCACATCGACCACTGGCTCGGCATCAGTCTCAGGAAACACTATAACCTATACTCCATCTGCCACTGGTACTAATAATTTAACAGTGATAGGAGGCATCAATTCAAGGACAGTTACTTTCACAGTAGGGCAGACTAGTATTGTGGCTTCTTACATAGTGGTTGCTGGTGGAGGTGGAGGTGGTGCATCTTATAACGCGGCTCTCCGTGCTGGCGGTGGTGGTGGAGCTGGTGGATTTAGATCCAGTGTACCCGGCTCTCCATCGGGCGGCGGCGCTTCTGCTGAAAGTCAAATTACTTTGGTTCGCGGTACAACATACTCAATTACAGTCGGTGGTGGCAGTTCAGGTGGACAGGGTGCATCTGGATCAAGCGGATTCTCAGCGGTTCGTGGTAATAATAGTTCTATTATCGGAGGTAGTGTAAGTATTACATCTACTGGCGGTGGAGGTGGTATGGGCACAGGCGGAACAGTATGCTCGAGCTTATACAATGGTGGATCTGGCGGTGGAAGTTATTATTCAAATGTCAGTCCCGGCACAGGCACATCGGGGCAAGGATTCAATGGTGGAGGAGGCAGTGGTGACCTAACAGTTGGCGGCGGCGGCGGTGGGGCAGGCAGTGCTGGTGTATATGGCAGTGGTCCAGGAACTAATGCAGGAGGTCAAGGCGGTGCAGGAGTGCAGTCTTCAATCACTGGATCAGCACTTTATTATGCCGGTGGAGGCGGAGGTTCAGCTAACTGTAGCGTCAAGTCAGGTGGTTCAAGTGTTGGAGGTAATGGAAACTATTACGGCACTACAGCAGCCACTAACGGAGCAGCCTATACAGGTTCAGGTGGTGGTGGTGCTGGAGCTTATACAGGATCTAATCTATCCGGCAACGGCGGAACTGGAGTTGTAATTTTAAGTTACCCAACCTATATTGGAGCTCCCTCTAATACAACAGGAACACCTACAGTGATCACCACTGGTAGCAATTATGTTTATAAATGGACTGGCAACGGTTCGATTACATTCTAAGGATTGATAATAGAAATGGCTTATTTTGCAAAGTTAGATCAGAATAATATTGTACTTGAAGTACATTCAGTAAATAACAATGAACTGTTAGATAATGGTGTTGAGAGCGAAGACAAGGGAATTGCATTTTTAACTGAATGGTCGGGTGGTTATACACAGTGGAAACAAACTTCATATAACCGCCGAATTCGTAAAAATTATGCAAGTATTGGTTATAGTTACGACCCTGTACGAGATGCATTTATACCTCCAAAGCCATTTGCATCATGGGTGCTGAATGAAGACCTATGCATATGGATTGCCCCAATACCTTATCCAGCAGATGAAAAAGTATACACTTGGGATGAACCCTCTTTATCTTGGACATTGTTAGCAATTTGAAACCATATTTTTTTATATCTGGTATGCCTAGGTCGGGCAGTACCGTGCTTTCTGCAGTACTCAAACAAAATCCCCGATTCTATGCGGGCATGACTACAAACCTTTTTAACATACTTAAAATGGTTACTCAAAACAGTGACATAGAAACTGGAATACAGCGGATGACCTATGAGCAGTCTAGAAATGTATTCACTAAAATTATAGAAGGTTATCATTTAGATAAACCTCAAGAAATAATTTTTGATACCAATAGGGGCTGGGTCGGATTTTCTGGGCTATTAAAAAATCTCATGCCTGAGACTAAAATTATTTGTTGTGTAAGAGATATTCCCAGTATCTTAAATTCATATGAAACACACTATCAAAATAAATGCATAGTAACACCTTCTTACTTTTCACCGAATAAAGATGTAGTAGATAATCCCTACAGTAGAGCCCATAGTTTATTTGAGACACAGATTATTTCTCTTTACGATAATTGTCAGTTTTATTTTCAAAATGATTTGTATCGAGATTTTTTAATATTTGTTGATTATGATGAACTTATTCTTAACCCAAAATCTTGCATTAAGAATTTATACAATAGGTTAGGACAGGATTATTTTGAACATGATTTTACAAATCTAGATATTTCTTTTGAAAATATTGATTCGATATACAACAACCATGAATTGCATAAAGTAAATGGAAAATTAGAAAGAAAAAACACTAGATGGGTTATTCCTAACAATATTAGAGAACTGTACGCAAGACCTCTATTTTGGAAAAGTTAATCAATCAAATCTAGTAACAATTCTAGTTTAGCACGAACAGCACGATTGTTAAAACTGTTCTTAACACCCTGATGCAAAGGTTTGGGCCATTGATCAAATCCTGACCAAGCATAGCCACTGTGTTCCTCATTCAGTGTAGGAATAAATTCACGATCAATCATCAACACATAGGTGTTGTATTGAAAATTTTGATCATTGCTAGTAAACAGTTCTAAAGGAACTATTTTTTTAATCTTAGGTGTGTTACCTACTTCTTCTTGGATCTCACGACTCAGTGCTTCAAATGCTGTGGCATCGGTTGGCTCTTTGCGACCACCTACTAGTCCCCAGGTGCCTGCAGTCTTGCCTTGAGTGCGTAGTAAGAACAAAAATCTGCGAGTATCTCGAGCTAGGAATAAGCCTCCACTGCAAATGATTTGTTGAGTTGATGTAGATTTAGCGTTCATTGTTTATCATAACACAAGACGCCATCCTAATGCTGGGTAGATGCCTTCAAAGCTCTTTGACCACTGATGCCCGTCCCACTTGTATTGTATACCTGTATATGAATTAGTTATATAGGTAACATCGACTACATCGGCAGAATTGAATATGATATTCCATTGTACCCCATCCCACTGTATAATATCGTTAGCCGACGCTTGGAAATCACTGTGATCAGCGTTCTTCCATGCCGCAGGACCACTATAACCAGGTTGACCGTATTCGGCTACAGCATTAATATTTTCTAAGATTAGATATGTAACATTAGTCACAGGTGTGCCTGGATTAAATGTTTCAGGATTTATAATTGCATCAACAGTACCTAGTGGTCGATTAAGTAATGCATTATTAGCAGGTATAGTATCAGTGTCAAACGTCAGCAACATTCTACGCTCATCCAACGGATCTAAACTAATGTACGCAACAATTTCATTGCCGTTGGGTTTTGCCAATCTCAACTGACTGATATTTGCACGGAATTGACCAGGATATAAGTCTAATAGTTTACGCCATGATACTGTATTACCGGGCATTGTTGTATCACCTGCGGCTGTGTCTATTTCATTGGTCAACAAACCAGCCACACCATCTAATACCATTAATTCAAAATTACCAGGTGTAACTACTACAGTTTCGACTAGGTTACCTAATCCAGTATACACAGCATTGTCGTCATTGTAATCTGCCATAATTGTGCCTTGTTGATCAGCAAATACATTGGCAATGATTTTTGTAATAACACCCATCTTCATAACCTTGGCAGGAGGAGTGATCCATATAGGCGTTGTAAATGTCATATTCATTATGTCTATATTCTGATCTACACCTTGGGGTATTTGTCGGCTGGTCCAATTTGTACTTTCAAGTTGTAGCACAGTTAGGCTGGTCCAATCAACAAAATTATCAGTGGTTTGAAGTTCTAATGAGGGATTAAACAAGTAAGCAATCTGTTCAAATATTTGTAATTTCTGTTCAGTGTTTGTAGTCCACAAGTCTGCCATGAATGTCAACTTGTAGGGGCTGGGCATAATACGTTCTATAGTATAACCTAGACCTTGTGTGTTTAGATATTGACCTGTGTCTTCATCAAATTCTCTTTCACGTATTTGCACTTTACTAACAAAAGTAGGATCTTGTAGTCTGGTTTGATCATAGTCTAGACCTTTAATGTAACAAGCAATGAATGGTGCTGTGGGCATAACATTCTCTGAATTCTTTTTCAATAGCGCACTGGCTTGACGACTAGGATCACCATACATCACTGGTATTTGATTTAACTTTCCTGTGCTGTCTTTCCAGGAAAAATTACTCATCAGTCGCATGTACTGAGTTAAGTATCTGCGTACTTGACCGCTGTAAAAATAATCCATTTTAATTATCCGCCTTGGGTTTTAATGCTGTGTTCAATGCCTGTTTCTCCACAACAAGTCGACCATTGATGGTAGCAGTTGTAGTATTGTTAATGAAACTGGTCTTTTGTGTTTGTCGTATTTGTGAGCCAAAGAAAGTTCCAGTACTAACATCATGTGCACCAAACTGATTCATAGTCATGCGTACATTTTGTTCATGCATGATCCACTTAGTACCATCAAATCTATACAAGACATTAGGTAAGTAATCAACTCGTAGATAATATTGACCTATACTAGGATCTGTAGGAAATTGTGTTCCTGATCCAAATGCCACACCATTCTTAGGTATAGTATTACCTGATCCGTATCCTACGTAAACTTGACCATTAGGAGTGTTCAATACCATACTAGCATCCATGGTATCTATACTGGCATCATCTGTAACATCACTGGCAGCCGCATAACTTACTAAGCCGGTACCAGTTGACACAGGTATAACAAAGAATTGATTTGTATCATATCCGCTGACAGGAGCGTCTAATGCGGCCTGTGTAATAATCTGATCATTGATCTGTATACTTTGATTGTAGGTACTGAGTAAATCTTTAAGTGTAGTTCCGTCACCGTTGCCTGCATCCTGTGCAAATATTTGACTGAATTCTTGACTGTCAATCAACGGTACGCATTTGGCACGAACTAGATGTGGATACCAAGTTTGACTAAAACCATTGGCAGGACGAGTAACATCTTGCACAACATAAAAACGTTTAAGAGCAACATAATTGTTGTCTAGAGCATACTCGTCTTTTAAGTGAGGCAATTCTAACACATCGCCGGGCATGATTTTACGCCCTAGCGTATCCACACAGTTGCGTAAATGAAAGTGCATTAATACTGTATCATTCTGTAGAAACAATCCAAACTGACTTAAATTAAAATCTAAATCGGCCATTGTATAGATACCACGAATTGTGTATACATCTGGCTCGTAGTTGCGATCGCGATTTTCCATGAACAGGACATCTTGTATGCCTAGTTCTGGAATAGGATTTGCACTGGTGTTAGGAGTTGTAGGAGTAGATTCTCCATCTTGTGGAGCAACTGGCCCAAGGTATTTGTGAATAAAAATATCTGTACCACCAACCTGAAATTGTTCATTAATCACGCGATCAATAAAACGAAAATCCGGGCCTTTTTCCGGTTTATAAAGACTTAGCCTAGGCAAATTAGTTCTCCTGTTAGTTCTATTTATCGGCTAAATATCGATATGATAGACAACGATCCAGCCCTAAACCAATACCAAGAAGTTATCGACTATATTAAAGCCATGCTTGGCTCAGGTATGATAGATATCGAATTGGACCCAATACACTACAATACCGCAATTGGTCGTGCCTTGGCAAAATTCCGCCAGCGTAGTAGCAATAGTGTTGAAGAAAGTTTTGGATTTTTAACCATTCAAGTTGATGTTACAGACTATTACATGCCCAAAGAAGTAATGAGTATACGTCAATTGTTTCGTAGAAGCATTGGTTCAAGATCCGGCGGCGGTGCTGGTGGTACGTTATTTGAACCATTTAACCTAGCCTATAGTAATACATATTTGCTTGCATCAACAAACATGGGTGGCCTAGCTACTTATTATGCCTTTGCTGGATACCAAAAACAGGTCGGTAAAATGTTTGGTAGCGAT